ATGGTGGTACAGCCCGTTCTCCATACATGGGAGGCGGGTATCGCATGGAAAAAGCTGAAGGCGGTAAAGTCTACAGCAATATTCGTGATATGGAAAAGGCTTGTATGGGAATGGACTATAACGAGTCCATGCGTCAAAAATGAAAGTCCCTGCACCTAAAGGCTATCACTGGATGAAGAGTGGAGCCAGTTACAAACTAATGAAAGATCCTAAAGATGGCTTCAAGCCCCACAAAGGAGCTAGTAAGTCAGCCACTTTTGCAATACAAAAGGTTCATAAAAAATAATGGCGACTAATTACTTACAATTGACCAATGAACTTTTACGAGAAATGAATGAGGTGACTTTAACCTCAAGTAATTTTGCAAGTGCAATTGGTATTCAAGCTCACGTTAAAGACTGTGTAAATCGTGCTTATCTTGATGTTGTTCTTGAAGAACCTCAGTGGCCCTTTCTTTCTGTAGGTGAAAGCGGTGCAACAGATCCTTTATACGGTAATGTAACTGTAGAAACTGTTGCTAATCAACGCTGGTACGAGTTAAAAGCTTCAAGCTCATCATTAGTTGATGACTATGGCTATATTGATTGGGATGATTTTTATTTAACAACTGTTGGTGTTTCAGGAGAAACGGCTCCTTTTGTCAGTAAAAATCTACGCTACATTACTTTAGAGCAGTGGAAAAGTTATCATCGTACTCAAGAAAATGCAGATGATGCTGGCGATGCTGATGGTGGACAACCCGCCAGAGTCTTTAGAAGTAGTGATGGGCGTAACTTTGGATTAAGCCCCATACCTGACAAAGTATATCGTATTCACTTTTTTGCTTTTAATCAGCCGACTGAATTATCAGCCTATAGTGATGCGCTTGTTTTTCCAGACATATACAGAACAGTATTGCTTTCTAGAGCACGTTATTATATTCATCAGTTTAAAGAAAATATTCAACCTGCGGCTTTAGCATTAGATGAATATCGTCGTGGTTTAAAACTTATGAAGAATGCTTTAATGATACCTACACCTGATTATATTAAAGATGATCGCATGAGGTTTGTTTAATGTCTCAAGCATTTGGATTTCCAGCTAAGGGTGGTTTAAACACAAACTTAAACTCGCTAGAGCTTTTAGGCAATCCCGGCTTTGCTACACGATTAGAAAACTTTGAAGTAGACCCAGACGGTGGCTATCGCCGTATTAATGGCTTTACAGATTTTGGGGGCGGTTCAGCCGCACGGCCTAATTCTACTAATAGAGTTCTAGGAACTTTTGCATACGCTGATGGTGTTATTGTTTGTTCAGGAACTGACATATTTTTTAGTAATGACGGTGCTACATGGTTACAAATAAATCGCAGTTCTGTAGCAGGCAATGGTGATAACTATACAGCCTTTACAGGACGTTCTGCACTAACACGTACAAACCAAGGCCAATGTCAGTTTGCAATGTTTGAAGGCCCAAACTTTGATTATGGCGAAATATTTATTGCAGATGGTGCAAATAAAATTTATTCTTTTCGCATGGAAGGTACAGGAGCATTAAACACCCGTACTTTTTTTGCTTTTGAAATTACAGTTGATGGTTCAAACGGTGTAAAATATATTACAGTTCACGATCATCATTTATGTGTGACAGGTGTTGAGGATAATTTAAATACTGTATATTTTAGTGTATATAACGATCCAGATAACTTTACAGGTTCTGGATCAGGTGCTGTAACTATATCAGATCAAATTCAAGGTATAAGGGGGTTTAGAGAAAATCTTATTGTTTTTGCAAAAAATAGTATTCATAAACTTGTAGAAATTAATACTCCTGCAAATACACGCATAGATCCTATTACAGAAAACGTAGGTTGTCTTAGCGGGTATAGTATTCAGGAAATAGGAGGTGATCTAGTCTTTCTAGCGCCTGATGGTATTCGTACCGTTGCGGCAACAGCGCGTATTGGTGATACAGAGTTAAGCTCTATATCAAGACAAATACAAAGTATTATTATAAATATAGCTGGTAGCATAACAGACTATATAATTGATAGTTGTGTTATTAGAGAAAAATCTCAGTATAGGCTTTTTTATTCTGGGGCTAATGCAACAATTGCAAATACTCGTGGGGTTATTGGAACTTTTACAGGCCAAGGATTTGAATGGTCTGAGACACAGGGTATACAGGCTTTTGGTTTAAGCTCAACAATCGATTTTAATGGTCTTGAAAAAGTTTATCACGGAGATAAAGACGGGTATATTTATAATCATAATACAGGTACTTCATTTATTTCTGATGGAGCTACTCAAAATATTATAGCAGTTTATGAAACAGGCGATTTAGATTTTGGTGATATTGGAACAAGAAAAACTTTAAAATATGTTCGTACTTCTTTTTCTCCTGAAGGTGAAATAACACCTACTTTAAGAATTAGATACGACTACAAGTCTACTGATGTTCAGCAACCATCAGACACTGTAATTACTGGAATACCGCTTCCTGCTATTTTTGGAACCTCTACATTTGGCACAGCGACTTTTGGAGGCACTAATGATCCAATGGTACGTTCAACTGTAGAAGGAAGTGGAAATACAATTAGCTTTAGAATTAGAACAGAAGATAAAAACTTTCCGTTTGCGGTTAATGGTTTTTATATAGATTATATGCCATCAGGTAGGAGATAATAATGGCTCAAACTTATACACGACAAAGTACATTTGCAGATGGCGATACAATCACAGCTTCGTTGTTTAATGATGAATATAATCAGTTAGTAAATGTTTTTGCATACTCTAGTACTGATGCAAGCTCTACTGGACATCGACACGATGGTACAGCCGCGCAGGGCGGTAATATCCCAAAAATTGGTGATTTAGATTTTTTAAATAAAATTGAAGTAGACAGCACTAATAACCGTTGGGGTTTTTATGTAGAAGTTTCTAGTGCCGCAGTAGAACAGGTTCGCATTCAAGATGGTGCAATTGTTCCTGTAACTGATAATGATATTGATCTTGGTACTAGTTCTTTAGAGTTTAAAGATCTTTACATTGATGGTACTGCTAACATTGATACTTTGAGTGTGGATACGTCTGCAACTATTGCAGGGTTAACAGTCAGTGGTACATCAACACTTCAAGGTGATATTTATCTTGGTAATGCTTCCGCAGACACTATTTTTGTACCGGGGCTTTTCCAAGCTAATCTTATTCCAGAAAATGATAGTCTTTGGAATCTTGGTAGCACTTCACTGTACTGGGCAAATGCCTACATTGATGCTATTACGACTACAGGTAATGTAACTGTTGGCGGCAATTTAACCGTAACCGGAACAACTACTTTTAATGGTGGCACAATCACAATGGGTGATGCCGCTAGTGACAATGTTGTATTTGGAGCAGACGTAAACTCTAATATTATTCCTAATACTGATAATACTTATGATCTTGGTAGCTCTAGTCAAGAATGGAAAGATATCTATATTGATGGCACAGCCTATCTAGACGCTATTAACTTTAATGGTACAGCGATTACTGCTACTGCCGCAGAATTGAATATTGTAGACGGTGATACAACTGCTACATCTACAACGCTTGCAGATGCTGATCGTGTTGTAGTCAACGATGCAGGCACAATGGTTCAGGTAGCCCTTACAGACTTTGAAACTTATTTTGAGTCTGCGTTAGATACTCTTTCAAACGTAACAACTGTTGGAGCCTTAAATGCTGGTTCTATTACTTCAGGGTTTGGTGCTATTGATAATGGCTCATCAGCTATTACAACAACAGGAACTGTAACCTACGGTAGCCTGTCTGACGGCACAATAACCATTACGGCCTTTGCAGATGAAGATGATATGTCTTCTGACAGCGCAACGCTTGTGCCGACACAACAGTCTGTTAAGGCTTATGTAGACGCTCAAGTAACCGCACAAGACTTAGACTTTCAAGGTGACTCTGGCGGTGCGTTGAGTATTGACCTTGACTCAGAAACTATGACGTTTACTGGCGGTACTGGTATTGATACGTCGGGTTCTGGTAATGC